CACAGCAGGCGCAAGCCGCGCAGGCGGCACAGTCCACGGCGCCCGCAGCGAGCGCAGCACAGCCGTGACCCCGCTTCAGGCCGCCCTGCTGGCGCAGCGTGCGTACGTCGACGCGCCGACCGTCGGCTTTGCCGACAGCGCGGCGCGGATGCACGCCTACGCGGTCGAGGGCGGCGTCGCGCATGCGTTCCGCGGCACCGACGACTTCCGCTCCATGGTCGCCGATGTGGACTGTCGCGCGGAGGACGTATGGGGCCTGGGCAAGCTGCACGCTGGCTTCTTCGGCGCGCTGGCCACGATCCTGCCGGCCTGCCTCGCGCTGCCCCGACCGGTCGCGGTCGTCGGTCACAGCCTGGGCGCGGCCATGGCGGTCATCTACGCCGGCGTCCTGGCCAAGCTCGGGCACGTGGTGTCGGTCTACGCCTTCGAACCGCCCCGCCTGTGCGCCGACGACGTGCTGGCGGGTCTGCTGCGCGCCGCCCAGGTGCCGCTCTACGCCACGCGCAACGGCAACGACATCGTGACGCAGCTGCCGGTGAACCTGATGCTGCCTTGCGACCTCACGGCCATCGGCCGCGCCTCCTTGCCGCTGCCCAACGTGACCGATCACGGCATCGACCGGGTGATCCATTCGCTGCTGGTGGCGGGCGGACCATGACCGCGGAGCACTTCTTCGCCGGGCTGGCCATCGCCAGCTTTGCCGGCCTGGTGCTGCTGCTCGCCTGGTGCGAGTGGCCGCGCAAGCCGAAGCCGACGATCCGCCCGACCGTGCCCGCCAACCGCCTGCCGCCCTACATCGAGCCCTGAGCCATGGCCCGCCCGTCCGCCTACAAGCCCGAGTACGCCGCCCAGGCGAAGAAGCTCGCGGCCATGGGCCTGACCGATGCCGAGATCGCCGACTTCTTCGGCGTGGCCGTGCGCACGCTCTACAACTGGAAGGTCGACTACAAGGCCTTCGCCAAGGCGCTCAAGCAGGGCAAGAAGGCGCCGGACGAGCGCGTGCAGGCCTCGCTGTACAAGCGCGCCTGCGGGTACGAGTTCAAGTCGGAAAAGGTGTTCCAGCACCAGGGCGTGGTGGTGCGCGCCAAGACAACGGAGCACGTGCCGCCCGACACCACCGCCGCGATCTTCTGGCTGAAGAACCGCGACCCGGAGAACTGGCGCGATCGCCAGGAGCACGATCACGGCGGAAAGCTCATCGTGAAGCTCGACGGCACGGACGCCAAGGCATGAAGCTCACCCAGAAACAGGAAGAGGGCCGCCAGCTGCTGGCCGGTCCCCAGCGCCACACGCTCGCCGTCGGGGGCAGTCGTAGCGGCAAGACGTTCCTGCTCACCCGCCAGCTGTGCGTGCGCGCGATCAAGTCGCCCGGCAGCCGGCACGGCATCTTCCGCCTTCGCTGCAACGCCCTGCGCGCCTCGATCTGGCTGGACACGCTGCCGAAGGTCATGCGCACCTGTTTCCCGGGTGTGCGCTACGAGAACAAGCGCCAAGACGGTTACGTCGAGCTGCCGAACGAGTCGCAGATCTGGTTCGCCGGCCTGGACGACAAGGAGCGCGTCGAGAAGATCCTCGGCCTGGAGTTCGCGACGTTGTACTTCAACGAGTGCAGCCAGCTGCCCTACAGCTCCGTCCTGACGGCCCGCACCCGCCTGGCCCAGCAAGTGCCGGGCCTGCAGAACCGCGCCTATTACGACCTGAACCCGGGCGGCTCGGGCCACTGGACGCACCGCGAGTTCGTCGAGCACGTCGACCCAGTCACCCGCCGGCCGCTGGCCAATCCAGACGACTACCGGATGCTGTACATCAATCCGGTCGACAACCTCGACAACATCGACCCGGTGTATGTGAAGGCGCTCGAGGCCATGCCGGAGAAACATCGTCGGCGCTTCCTCGATGGCCGCTACGTCGCCGAGATCGACGGCGCGCTGTGGACGATCGAGCTGCTCGAGCAGCAGCGCATCGCGAAGGACGACGTGCCGCAGATGCGCCGGGTGGTGGTGGCGGTTGACCCCTCTGGCTGCGCCGGCAAGGAGGACTGGCGCAGCGACGAGGTCGGCATCACCGTCCAGGGCCTCGGCCAGGATGACAACGGCTACCTGCTGGCGGATCTATCCGGCCGGTACAGCCCGGAGCAGTGGGGACGCATCGCGGTCAAGGCGTGGAAGGACTATGGCGCCGACCGGATCATCGGCGAGCGCAACTTCGGCGGCGACATGGTGCGCGCCGTGGTGCACTCGGCCGACCGGAATGCGCCGTTCAAGGAAGTGACCGCCAGCCGCGGCAAGGTCGCCCGCGCCGAGCCGGTTTCCGCGCTCTACGAGCAGGGCCGCATCTTCCATGCCGGCACCTTCGCCACGCTCGAGGAGCAGCAGTGCAACTTCTCGACCGCCGGTTACCTCGGCGATCGCTCTCCCGACCGCGCCGACGCGGCCGTCTGGGGCTTCACCGAGCTGATGGTCGGCGAATGCACCACCGGTCTGCTGGATCACTACCGCAGCCAGCTGCAGCAACAGGACGCCGACGCCCATGCCTGACACCAGCCAGGGGACCATGACCCCGATCGACGCCGCGCGCGTGGCGGCCGCTGCCCAGCCCAAGCCCGGCGCGCTCGCGCGCATGGCCCAGGCCGCCCGCTACCTGATCACCGGCATCGCGCCGGACACGTGGATGTCGCCGAACCAGCCCTTGCAGCCGCAACAGCAGGGCATCCTGGGGCGCCAGCTCGACTTCCCCGTCGGCTACAACCTGGTCAGCAACCCGCGCAACACCGAAAAGACCAGCTTCGCCCAGCTGCGCGCGCTGGCCGACAACTGCGACCTGGTGCGCCTGGCGATCGAAACCCGCAAGGACCAGCTGGCGAAGCTGCGCTGGCGCATCGCCAACGTCGACCCGAAGAAGAAGGGCGACGACCAACGCATTCAGGCGTTCACCGCGCTCCTGAAGTCGCCCGACCGGATCAACACCTGGCAGACCTGGCTGCGGGCATTGATCGAAGAGCTGCTGGTGACCGACGCGCCGGCGATCTACCCGCGCCGGACCGTCGGGGGCGATATGTGGGGCCTGGAGCTGCTAGACGGCGCGACGATCAAGGTCCTGATCGATGCGGACGGCCGCCGGCCGATGGCGCCCTCGCCGGCGTACCAGCAGGTGATCAAGGGCATCCCGGCCGTCGACTACACGGCCGACGAGCTTCTGTACCTGCCGCGCAACGTGCGCGTGTGGAAGTTCTACGGCTTCCCGCCGGTCGAGCAGATCCTGCTGACGGTGAACATCGCCCTGCGCCGGCAGATGCACCAGCTGCAGTACTACACCGAGGGCAACGTGCCCGAGGCCTTGATCGGCGTGCCGGAAACCTGGACGCCGCAGCAGATCAAGGAATTCCAGGACATCTGGGACGCGCTGCTCGCCGGCAACACCGGCCAGCGCCGCCACGCGAAGTTCGTGCCGGCGACGATCTCCAAGAGCTACGTCCAGACCAAGGAGGAGGCGCTCAAGAGCGAGTTCGACGAGTGGCTCGCGCGCGTCGTCTGCTACGCCTTCAACCTGCCGCCCACGCCCTTCATCAAGCAGATGAACCGGGCCACTGCCGAGACCTCGCAGGAGGCGGCGACGGAGGAGGGCTTGGCGCCGCTGCAGGAGTGGGTGAAGGACGCCGTCGACCTGGTGATCACCAAGGTCTGCGGCTGGACCGACCTCCAGTTCATCTGGGCGGACGAGCGCGAGCTCGACCCGAAGACGCAGGCCGAGATCCAGGACCTCGAGCTGCGCAACTGCAGCAAGACGATCAACCAGGTGCGCGCTGAGCGCGGCGAGGATCCGGTCGAGGGTGGCGACGAGCCGCTGGTCTACACCGCGACCGGCATCATGCCGCTGTCGATCGCCCTGGAGCGCGCCAAGGAGCCGCCGGAGCCGCCTCCGGGCACCGTGCCGCCGCAGGGTGGCTCCCCCGGTAAGGCGCCGGGCAAGGACGGCGCCGACGACGAAGGCAAGGGCAAGCCGGTGGCCAAGGCGGCCGGCAGCGAGCAGCCCGAGACCATCGACGCCTCGGGCACGACCGACGTGCACCAGCACGCCGCCACCGTGGCGCAGACCGTCACGGAAACCCAGCTCGCCGAGCAGATCGCCGCGGCGCTGGGCCTGTCCGCCGAGGAAGTCGCGCAAGCCATCGGCCCGGCGATTGAGGCCGGCCAGGGCGAAGCCGCGGTGGTGGCGCTGGTCGACCAAGTCGCGCTAGAGGGCATCGCCCAGGTGCAGCCGGAGCTGCTTGCGGCACTCGAGGCGAACGCCAAGCAAGGCGCTGAGCAGGGGCTGATGCAGCTGTCGATCGACGCCGGCGCCGGCATGACCGAGCAGGTCAACGGCAAAGCCATCGAATGGGCCGCCCAGCGCGCCGCCGACCTGATCAAGACCGACGGTACCGGCGGCGAACTGGTGGACGCCACGCGCGCGCTGATCCGCGCCACGGTCGAGCAGGCCACCCGCGAAGGCTGGAGCACCCAGCAGCTGGCCAAGGCGCTGCGCGACCACTACGCGTTCAGCCCGCAGCGCGCCCAGGTCATCGCCCGCACCGAGCTGGCCATGGCCGAGTCGCAGGGCAACCTGCAGGCCTACATCGCCTCGGGCGTGGTCCAGAAGAAGCGCTGGATCCTCGATCCGGATCCGTGCCCGGTCTGCATCGCCAACGCCGCGCAGGGCGACGTCCCGCTCCTGCAGGCCTTCCAGGGTGGCGTGATGACCGCGCCGCAGCACCCGAACTGCCGGTGCGCCATTGCGCCGGTCATCGACTGAGGAAAACCACCATGCAGATTTTCGCGCGACTGACCAAGGTCAACGAGGCCGACCGCACCGTCGAGGGCATCATCGCCAGCGAGGCCGTCGACCGTTCCGGCGAGGTGTTCGACTACGAGAAGTCGGTGCCTCACTTCAAGGCGTGGTCCGAGAACATCGCCAAGGCCACCGAGGGCAAGAACCTCGGCAACGTGCGGGTGATGCACGGCAACGCCGTGGCCGGCGTGACGAAGGTGCTGAACTTCGACGACGCAGCCAAGCAGATCACGGTCAAGGCCGAGATCGTCGACGAGAACGAGTGGAAGAAGGTCCAGAAGGGCTGCTACACCGGGTTTTCGATCGGTGGCAAGTACGGCGACAAGTGGGACGACCCGGTGCTCAAGGCAAAGCGCTACGAGGCGATCCCGAACGAGTACTCGCTGGTCGACCTGCCGTGCAACCCGGACGCGCAGTTCACTGTCATCAAGGCCGACGGCGCCGAGGAGCTGCGGAAGTTCGAGACCAGCCTGGACAACCCCGAGGCGCTGGCGAAGTGGGCCGAGGGCCTCAGCGACGCCGAGCGCGCCGCGGTGCTGGTCAAGATCGCGCCGGCGCAGCCGGTGGTGGCCGATGACGGCAACGCCGCCAAGAGCCTGCGCCAGGCCTTCGCCGAACGCATCGCCGGCATGGAGAAGGCGGCGCCGATCGTGCTCAGTCTCGCCCAGCTTGCCGGCAAGCCGCTCGAGAAGGGCATGTACGACGTGTCGCGCCTGGCCGACCTGCTCTGCGACCTGGGCTGGCTCGCCGAGGATGCCGAGTGGGAGGCCCAGCTCGAGGGCGACAACTCCCCGGTGCCGGCGCAGCTGCGCGAGTCCGTCAAGCAGCTGGGCCGCGTGCTGGTGGCCATGGCCACCGAAGAAGCTACCGAGCTGGCCGACCGCATGGGCGGCGCCGAGAAGGCCGACCAGGGCGGCGAGCTGGCCAAGGCGGCCGACGAGCTGCAGAAGGCGCTCGCCTCGGTCGACGCGATCGGCAAGGCGCTGGGCTGCGCCAACGGCGAGGCGCCCGTCGAGAAGGCCGCCGCGCTGGTCGCGGACCTCGCGAAGGTCACTGGCGAGCGCGACACGGCGCAGCAGGCACTCACCAAGGCCACCGGCGAGATCGAGACCCTCAAGAAGCAGGTCGCCGCACCCAAGGGGCCGGCGCGCGCCATCGAGAAGACCCAGGACAACGGCGACCTCGGCGAGACGCTGCCGGCCGATCCCACCGTGCGCAAGGCCGACGGCACGGTCGACCAGCAAGCCACCGCGCAGGCCCTGATCAAGCGGGCGCACGCCAACCCCATCCGCGTCGGCTGATCACCGACCACCGAGCACCACCCGGGCTGCCGCAGGGCGGCTTTTTCGTTTCCACCCCGGGCCCGCGAACAGGGCCCACCAGCAACTGGAGCATTCAATGAACACGACCAGCCAGACGCTGGACATGCTCAAGGCGAACTACCTCGCCCCCAACGAGCTGTCCAAGAGCATCTCCACCGCGACCGGCCTGGTCGCGTACGACCTGCAGGCTCCCGCAAAGAACCTGTATCCGGTCATCACCCCCATCCGCAACAAGCTGCCGCGCGTGAAGGGCAAGGGCGGCACGGCCACCAACTGGAAGGCGGTGACCGGCATCATCGGTTCCGGCTTCGAGGCCGGCCCCTGGGTGCCGGAAGGCCAGCGCGCCGGCAAGATGAACTACCAGACCGAGGACAAGGCGGCCAGCTACGTCACGATCGGCGAGGAAGACGACCTCACCTTCGAGGCGCGCAGCGCCGCCGAGGGCTTCGAGGACGTGCGCTCGAGCATGACCATGCGCCTGCTGCAGAAGACCATGATCAAGGAAGAGCGCGCGCTCGTCGGCGGCAACCGCTCGGTCGCGCTGGGCACGCCGGGCACGCCGACCCTGTCGGCGTCCGGCTCGGGCGCCACGCTGCCGGCGGCGACCTACAGCGTGATCTGCGTCGCGCTCACGTTCGAGGGCTATATCAACTCCAGCCTCGCCAACGGCGTGGCCCTGCAGAAGACCGTGACCGGCGCGGATGGCAATACCTTCGTGCTCAACGGCGGCAGCTCGAACAAGTCGGCCAATGCGACCCAGGCGGTGACCCTCGGCCAGACGCTGTTCGCCAGCGTGGCACCGGTTGCCGGTGCGCTGGCCTATGCCTGGTACGTGGGCACCGCCGGCAGCGAGAAGCTGGAGGCGATCACCACGCTCAACAGCGCTGCCTTCTCGGCGCCGCTCGCCGGTACCGGCCAGGCGGCCAGCGCGGTCACGGCCGATTGCAGCCGTAACACCAGCTACGCCTTCGACGGCCTGCTGACCGCGGCCCTCAACCCGGCGAACAGCGCCTACGTGAAGGTGCTGCCCACCGGCACCGCCGGCACCGGTACCACCCTGACGGCCTCCAGCCGCGGCTCGATCAACGAGATCGACGCCATGCTCAAGACCATGTGGGACGAGTACCGGGTCAGCCCCACGGTCTTCTACGTGAACAGCCAGGAGCAGCAGAACATCACCACCAAGGTGCTGAGCAGCTCCTCGGGCCCGCTGCTGCGCGTGAACACCGACGGCAAGAACCCGTACGCCATCGTGGCCAACGGTGTGGTCGAGTGGTACTACAACCCGTTCGCGATGAACGGCGGCTACAAGATCCCGGTGATGCTGCATCCGGACGTGCCCCCGGGCACGATCCTCGCCTACTGCGAGGACCTGCCGATGCAGTACCAGTCCAACAACGTGCCCAACGTGGCCGAGGTGCACGTGCGCCAGGACTACTACGAGGTCGAATGGCCGCTGCGCACGCGCAAGTACGAGCACGGCGTCTACGCCGAGGAAGTGCTCGCGATCTACGCGCCGTTCGCCTTCGGCGTCATCACCAACATCGCCAACGGCTAAGCCGCCATCACGCCTTCCGCGCCGGCGCCTTCGGGCGCCGGTAGCGGTGCGCGTCCCTTTCGCACCCAGAGGAATTCCCGATGGAACAGAACCAGACCGAAGGCACCACCGAAACGGTGGAAGTGCCTCGCGCCAAGCTCTACGCCCCCGAGGGCATGACCAGCTGCAGCCACGCCGGCCAGACGTACGAAGTCGGCGAGGATGGCACCGTGGCCGTGCCGCACGAGGCCGTGCCGCACCTGCAGGCCCACGGCCTGTCCACCAGCCCGCTGTCGAAGGGCAAGGGGAAGGGCAAGTAAGCCATGGCCGCCGGTGACCTTTGCGCGCCCTCCGATGTGCAGGCCTTCCTGAGCCTAGCCGCCAACCAGGACGAGGCACTCCTGCAGACGCTGTGCACGGCCGCGAGCGCGTTCGTGATCAGCGCCCTGAATCGCAACCTGCTGCAGGCGAGCTACACCGAGACGCGCAACGGTCACGGCGGCGATCGCCTACCGCTCTACCAGTACCCGGTGACCGCCGTCAGCTCGGTGACGATCGACGGCGTCGCCATCCCGCCGGCGCCGGGCCCGCTGGCCAGCGGCTACGTGTTCGACGAGGCCATGGTGTACCTGCGCGGCTACTGCTTCAGCCGGGGCGTGCAGAACGTGGTCATCGCCTACACGGCCGGCCTGGCCGACGTGCCGTTCGACATCGCCCAGGCGACCGTCGAGATCGTCGCGGTGAAGTACAAGCGACGCCAGAACATCGAGGTGAGCGGCAAGACGCTCAACGGCGAGACGATCAGCTTCACCCAGGCCGACGTGCCGGCCTCGGCGAAGTCCGTGCTGCAGAACTACATGCGCAGGTTCATGGCGTGAGCACGGTCACCGGCCAGGACAACGTGATCCGGATGATGGTCGCGGTCCGTGAGGGCGTGCGCGAGCGCATGCTGCAGGTGATGCACGTGGTCGGCTTCGACATGGAGGCCTACGTCAAGGAGCAGAAGCTCTCGGGCCAGGTGCTCCGCCGCCGCACGGGGCGCCTGCGCAACTCGATCAACAGCAAGGTCGAGGACCGCACCACCGCGGTGGCGTCGCGCACCGGCACGGGCGTCTGGTACGGCAAGGTGCACGAGTACGGCTTCCAGGGCACGGTGGATGTGCCGGCGCACGAGCGCATGCAGACGATGGCCTTCGGCCGGCCCATGGCCGCGCGCAAGGTGCAGGTGCGCGCCCACCCCATGCGGGTGAACCTGCCGGAGCGCTCCTTCCTGCGCAGCTCCCTGCGTGAGCGCGGGCCGGTGGAGGTGAAGCGGATCCGCGGCGCCATGGTCAAGCTGATCGAGGAGTCGCGCCGATGAACCGCGAGACGGTGTACGCGGCGCTATTCGCGCTGGGGCAGGGCGCGGCCGGCTTCGTCCAATCGACGCGCCGCCTGCGCCTGATCCACGACCTGCAGCCGGCGGAGTTCCCGGCCTTCTACCAGGTGCAGGTGGAGGAGAACTGGGCCCAGCCGCGCGGCAACCTGCCGTCGATCGGCGAGCTGCGCGCCGAGTGGTGGGTCTATGTCTACGGCAGCGATCCGGCCGTGTCGCACGCGGCGCTGCTCAATCCGCTCGTCGACGCGCTCAGCGCAGCGGCCAAGCTGCCGCCCTTCTTCAACGCCGCCGGCGCGCAGACGCTCGGCGGGCTGGTCACCGGCGTGCACCTGGACGGGGCGATCCAGTACGCCGAGGGCGCGCTCGAGGACCGCGCGTTTGCCCGCCTTCCCCTGGTCATCAAGACCGCCTAACCGAGGATCCATCGATGTCCGAAGAACCGAACGCCGGCACCGAGCCGGAGGGCGAAGCCTTGCCCGAGCACCTCCATTCCAGCGAAGCGATCGAGCGTGCCGTCCGGGGCATTGAGGCCTGGTACGCGAAGCACTTCCACGCCGCGGCCGTGGCCGGCCGCACGCCCATTTCCGCCGACGACAAGGCCGCGCTACTCCAGCACGTCGCCGAAGCCGTGGCCCCTGCCGCAAAGGAGTAAATCGCCATGTCCCAGCTGTTCTTCCATACCGGCACGCTCTTTGCCAAGAGTGCGGCCGCCAACGCCACCCCGCAGGCCTTCGGGACGCTGCAGAACTGCTCGCTCGATCTTTCGTTCACCACGAAGGAGCTGTTCGGGCAGAACAACTTCCCGGTCGCTGTCGGCCAGGGCAACTGCAAGATCACCGGCAAGGCCGCCTCCGCCAACATCCAGGCGCGCCTGTTCAACGACATCTTCTTCAACGGCACGCTGTCGGCCGGCGAGACCGCGGTGGCGGTGCGTGAGCAGGGCAGCATCGGCAACACGCCCTTCCAGGTGACCGTCGCCAACAGCGCCACGTTCATCGAGGACCTCGAGGTGCTTGATGCCTCGACCGGCTCGCCGCTCATCAAGGTCGCCAGCGCACCCACCACCGGACAGTACAGCGTCGCGGCCGGCGTGTTCACGTTCGCGTCTGCGGACACCGGCAAGGAGGTGCTCATCAGCTACAGCTACACGGTCGCCGCCTCGGGCCAGAAGCTGAGCCTCACCCAGCAGCTCGTGGGCGCGGCGCCGACCTTCTCGCTGGTGCTGGGCGGTGGCTATGGGGCGGCTCAGAAGGTGCCGGGCATCAAGCTGTACGCCTGCACGGCCTCGAAGCTCTCGTTCGCCACCAAGCAGAACGACTTCGCGATTCCGAACTTCGAGTTCATGGCCTTCGCCAACGCGGCCGGCCAGGTCCTCGACTGGTCGACCAACGACACGGCGGGCTGATCCGGATGGCCACGGTCAGTAAGAAGACCCTGCCGCTGGGTGGCCGCGAGCTTCGGTTCGCGGCCCTCAGCTTCCGCCAGCTGGACGACCTCAAGGACGAGGTCGACCTGCTCATGTCCGCCGGCGGCGCCAACTTCGCGCGCGCGGAGACGCGTGCCGCCGTGGTGCGGGTGGCCAAGGCTTCGATCGACGCCGCCGGCGAACCGATCGACGAAGGTTTCCTTCTGGAACACCTGGACACGGTCAACTTCCCCAGCGTCGTGCGGGCGATCTTCGACCGCAACGGCTTCCTGGCGGGGGAGGGCGAGCCGGGGGAAGCGAGGGCCGCAGCTTCGCCGACCTGAGCATCGGCGAAGTTGTGGCCGAAATCGTCGCGCTGTCGGGTCAGCCGTTCCGGGAGGTCTGGGACGGCATGACCTGGGCCGACTACCGGCGCCTGTCCCGCTTCTGGAGAGACTGGCCACCGGTGCCGGTATCGCTCGCACTGCTCGCCAAGCTCGGGCCGCAGCAACGCGGTGCGGGCCCTGATGGAGGCCAGCCGCCGGACGGCGCCTTGGCCGAGCTGGAAGCCTTGATCGGGCGTCCCCCTCCTTCTCTCGAAACACCACCGGACTGACCCATGGGCCCGAACGACTCCGATACCAACATCGAGGTCTCCCTCACTGCGGAGTTTTCCGACCTGCAGCGGGGCATGACCGCGGGCACGGAAGTGGTGCAGGCCGAGTCGGCCGCCATGACCGAGGCGGTCACCGCGGCCGCCACCGAGATGGCGGCGGTCCAGCAGGTCATCGGCGAGAGCGCCGAAGCGGCCTCCGCTCGCATCCATGCCATGGTCGAGGCAAGCATGGCCGCGGCGCAGGCGGAGATCGCCTCAGCGGCCGCGGCGCGCGAGCAGGCGGCGGCGACGGCCGAGCTGGTGGCCATCACCGACGTCCAGGCCGACGAGCTGGCGCGCCTGCAGGCCGCGCAGAACCGCAGCATGGCCCAGACCAGCGCCATCCTGGCCCAGGAACGCGCCCAGGCCGCCGCGGCCGCGGAAACGACCGCTGCCACGGAGGCCCAGACAGCCGCCACGGCGGAGCTGGGCGTGGTGACCGGCGCGGTCGCCCGCGAGATGGGCGTGCTGGCCGGCGAGGCCGCGCGCGGCAACTGGACCCGTCTCGAGGGGTCGACGATCACGCTCGCCAACCGCATGAACCTGCTGCAGTTGGCCTTCACGCCGGTGGGCCTGGGCCTCACCGCGCTGGCGGCCGGCGCTGGCATCGTGGTTGCGGAATTCATCCGGGCGGAAGAGCGTGCAAGCCGGTTCGAAGCGGCGCTCCTGTCCACGGGCTACGCAGCCGGGTTAAGTGCGGGCGACCTGGAGAATGCGGCGGCTCAAGTGGCGGCCGTCTCCGGCAATGCCAACGAGGCCGACGACGTTATCCAAAAACTCGCTTCCAGCGGGCGGCTCGCCGGCGACGCGCTCATCAATGGCGGCATCGGTGCCAGCAACATCATGCGCCTGACCGGTGAGAGCGCCGATGAGGCCGCGCGCCAGGTCGCCTCCCTGGGCGACGATCCGGCGCGCGCCGTGGTGGAGTTGAACAATAAGTTCCACTTCCTGACCGCCGAGGTGTACGACCATATCGTCAGCCTGCAACAAGCGGGTGATGCGTACGGAGCGACGGAGGCGGCGGCTAAAGCGTTCGCCGAGAACACGACCGAGCGCGTTGAGCAGCTCAACGAGAAGATGGGCTTCTTCGAAGGGCTGCTGCAGCGGTGGAAAAGCGGCGTCTCGAACATCGACCACGGCCTCCAGAAGGCATTCGATCCGACGCTCGCCGATCGCTACCAGGAGGCCGCGAAAAAGTACTTCGAGGCCAAGGAGATGCTCGATCGGTCGCTAAGGGATCGCCCTGATTCGTCCTACAACAGCGAGCTTGCGGCGATCGTTGAGAAGCGGCGGCAGGAGGCCTACGCGCTGCAAGAGCAGATTCGTCAAGAGCAGGAGCTCGCCAAGCAGAAGGGTGACGCTGCCAGGCGCAATGCCGAGACCATCCAGGCCGAAGCGGCCCAGAACAAGCTCAACGAGAGCCTCAAGTACACCAGCCAGCTCGAGGCGAAGATCGCCGAGGAGAAGGAGCGCGTCGAGCTGATCCACAAGAACAACCCCAGTTCCGAGAGCATCAAGGGCATCACCTTCGACGCGTCCGGCGCCGTCGCTGGCGGCGAGCAGTGGCATGCCATCGTTCAGAAGCTCAGCAGCGCCTACTCCAACACCGCGAGCGCGGCGCGCGATGCCCGCCGGGCGGCGCAGGAGCTGGTCGAGCAGGGCCGCAAGGACACGGAAGCGGTTCTGCAGTCGCTGGAGCAAAAGCGGGCGGCCACGAAGGAGTTCAGCAAGGAGCGCCTGGCCGCCGACCAGGAGATCGTCACCTTCGCGCAGCAGATCTACGGGCAGGACTCCAGCCAGTACAGCCGCGCCCTGAACCAGAAGCTCAGCGACGAGCGCGCCTATGCCCAGCAGCAGCGTCGCATCCAGACCGAACGGCTGCAGGCCACCCGGGACGAGGCCAGCGGCGAGATCGACACGAAGAAGGCGCAGTACGAAGCGGACTACCAGGCCGGGCAGATCAACGCCGGCCAGCTGCTGCAGCTGGAGCGCCAGCTGATCACGGAGAAGCTCGCGCTCGACCTGCAGTACCTCAAGGCGAAGCAGGCGCTCGACAAGGGCGACGAGCTGGAGCTCGCCAAGGACCAGAGCGCCATCGTGCAGGCTAAGGAGAGGTCCAACCAGGCGATGGCGCGCGCCGACCAGCAGTACCACCGCAACCTGCAGACGCAGTGGCGCCAGAGCGCCACGCGCATCGAGGGCGCGATGGCGGGCGCGGCCAACTCGATGCTGTTCCAGGGGCAAACGCTCAAGAACAGCATGCTGAGCGTCGCCGAGACGATCGCCGAGACCTTCATCCAGAAGGCGATCGAGTGGGCCGGCACGGAGCTGACCCAGAACACCGTCGTCGCCACGACGAAGGTCGAGACACAGGGCGCCGCCGCGCGCCTGAATATTGCGGCCGACGCGGCAAGCGCCGCCGCCGGCGCCTTCGCGGCCACGGCCGCCATCCCGTACGTTGGTCCCGCTCTCGCGCCGGCCGCGGCGGCGACGGCCTACAGCGAAACGATGGCTTTCCAGGCGGCCATTCCCTCGGCCGCCGGCGGCTGGGGCCAGGTGCCGGCCGACACGCTGGCCAACATCCACAAGGACGAGATGGTGCTGCCGGCGGACCTCGCTACGGGCATCCGCTCGATGATCGCCAGCGGAAAGGACGACGGCAGCAATGGGGGCGCGACGGTCATCCAGGCGCAGGACGCTCGAAGCTTCAGGGAGTGGTCCCGTCGCCATCCCAAGGAGTTCGCAAGCGCGATGAAGTTCGCGCAGCAGCGCGGCCACCTGGGAGGTAAGAAGCGGTGAGCTACAACACCTTTCCGACCTTCGCCGGCCTGGCGTGGGACATCAAGAAGCGCTCGATCACCAGCACCGCGATCGAAACGTCCGCCTCGGGCGTGGAGTTCCGCACGGGCCGGTGGACGGCGCCGATGTTCGAGTTCGACCTGACGATCAACTACCTGTCGCAGGCCGACAAGGTGACGCTGGAGAGATTCTTCGCGGGCCAGAACGGCCCGATGACCCCGTTCTATCTCAGCGTTCCCAACGACGCGGGGAGCCCCTATCTGGTGCGCTTCCTCGACGACCAGCTCGAGGTCAATCAGATGATGAACCAGATGTACGAGGTCCAGGGCTTCACCGTGAGGACCGTGCGGTGAAGACGATCTCGGCCGACTTCCGCACCATGCTGCGCAGCTCGCAGGCGCTCATGGTGGCGGACCTCTACACGCTCACCCTGCTGTCGGGCACCGTGCTGCGCTACACCGACGCACCGCAGGACCTGACGGTCAACGGCAACACCTACCTCGCCGCCGGCGAGGGCAACACCGTGCCGGGCTTCCAGCGCGGCCCGATCCGCCTGGCCATCGGCCTGCAGGTTGAGAGCCTGGAAGTCGACATCCTCTACGACAGCGAGACGCGCATCCAAGGCCTCACCCCGGGCGCGTTCGCCAACGCCGGCGGCTTCGACGGCGCGCGCGTGCAGGTGGACAAGTTTTTGACCCCGAGCCTCACCGACGCCACGCGCGGCACGGTCAACCTGTTCACGGGCGTGGTGTCGGACGTGAGCGCCGGCTCCGGGAAGGTGAACCTCAACGTCTCCAGCGACCTGGTCTACCTCAACGCCGCGTTCCCGAAGAACTACTTCCTGCCGCAGTGCAACCACGCGCTGTTCGACGCCGGGTGCGGCCTCCTGAAATCCAGCTTTGCCGTGAGCGGCACGGTGGACAGCGGCACGGTCACCAGCATCACCGATGCCGCGCTCACCCAGGCCAGCGGGTACTTCGCGCTCGGCTACGTCGTGATCACCTCGGGCGTGAACGCCGGGCTGACGCGTATGGTGCGCGATTTCGGCGGTGGCGTGCTGACCCTGCTGTACCCGCTTCCCGACGGGTGCGCTGCCGGCGACACCTACACGGTTTATCCCGGCTGCGACAAGACGCAGGCCACCTGCAGGGACAAGTTCGGCAACCTGACGCGCTTCCGCGGCTTCCCCTACGTGCCCACGCCCGAGGTCATCGAGATGGGAGGCAGCGCGCCGAGCAGCGGCAGCCACGGCGGCGCCGGTCTCGGCAACGGCGGCATCGGCCGCGGCCCTGGCGGCCGGAAAGACCGGTTCGACCTCGAATGACGCCCTCGACCGGAGAACGCATCGTCGCGGAGGCGCGGCGATGGCTTCGCACGCCCTATCACCACCAGGCCGACGTGCTCGGCGTTGGGGTCGACTGCGCCATGTTGCCGGTGCGCGTGTTCGCCGCGCTAGGGCTGATTCCTGCCGACGTGGATCCGCGCCCCTACGCGCCCGACTGGCACCTGCACCGGAACGAGGAGATCTACCTCGGATGGGTGCAGCGCTTTGCCGACCAGGTCGACGCCCCGCAGGCGGGTGACCTGGTGCTGTTCCGCGTCGGCCGCTGCTATTCGCACGGCGGCCTGATCGAGGCGACCGAGCCCGAGCTCTACATGATCCACGCCAGCCAGGAAGCCGGCCGCGTGGAACGCGCGGAAGTCCGTCGCTGGACCGACCGCGCCCATTGCTTCTGGAGGATCCGCACGTGAGCCTTTTCGGTGGTGGCCACAAGTCGGCCGCGCAGACGCCCACCCGCGCAATGGGTATCGACCTGCAGGGCGCGCAGTACGGCGCGCCCATGCCGGTGGTGTTCGGGCGCAATAAGCTCGCCGGCAATGTCATCTGGTACGACGAGTTCAAGGCGATCGCGCACACGCAGAAGCAGCAGGGCGGCAAGGGCGGCGGCGGTGGTGGCCAGACCAGCACCAGCTACACCTACAGCGTCAGCTACATGCTCGGCCTGCACGAGGGCGTCGGCAACGTCGTCAACGTGTACGACGGCAGCAGCGTGCGCAGCCTGTCGTCCGTCGGTGGCCTGGCCTTCACCGGCGCGCAGGGCCAGGCGCCCTGGTCGCACCTGTCCGGCGATGCGGCGCTGGGCTATTCCGGCACGGTGCTGGTGGCGTTCCAGAACAAGGACCTCGGCAGCTCGGCGTCGCTGCCGAACTACAACTTCGAGGTCGACGGCCGCAACCAGTTCAGCGCCTCGATCAAGGACGCGAACCCGGCCGACATCGTCACGGCCGTCTGCACCGACAGCCAGATCGGCATCAACTTCGCGGCGCTGGGCGACCTGACCAACTTCAAGAACTATTGCACCGCGGCGGGCATCTTCTTTTCGCCCGTGTACGACACCCAGAACCCGGCGCAGTCCACGCTCGAGGATCTGTTCAAGTACGCCAACAGCGCGCCCTTCTTCTCCGAGGGCAAGCTCAAGGTCGTCCCCTACGGCGACGAGACGATCACCGGCAACGGCGTCACCTACGCGCCGAGCCTGACGGCGGTGGTCGACCTCGGGCGCGACGACTTCATCACCAACGGCACCGACGATCCGGTGACCGTGCGCCGCGTGGCCCCGGCCGACGCGATGAACATCGTGCGCCTCGAGTACAAGGACCGCGCGAATACTTACCACACCATGCCCGCCGTCGCCTCGTTCGACCAGGACGTGGTCGGTACCGGCTCGCGCGCCGACCAGTCCGAATCGGTGGACATGATCACCGACGGCGCCGTGGCCCGCCTGGTGGTCCAGAACCTGCTGCAGCGCACCTACTACATCCGCAACACCTACGAGTTCCAGCTCTCCTGGCGCTTTTGCGACCTCGAGCCGATGGACATCGTCACCCTGACCGACGGCAACACCGGCCTGTACCTAACGCCGGTGCGCATCACCGAGATCACGGAGGACGAGCACGGCCTCCTGCAGGTGACCGCCGAGGAGTTCCCCGAGGGCGTCAGCCACGCCAGCATCTACGCCACCCAGCCCAACGCCGGCACGGGCGTCGACCCGAACGCCGACCCCGGTCCGATCACCAGCCCTTACCTGTTCCGCGGCCCGGGCTTCCTCGTGCCCAGCAGCCAGCCGGAGATTTGGGTGGCGGTGTCGGGCGTGGATCCGATGTGGGCCGGCTGCGACGTCTACCTCAGCCAGGACGGCACCAGCTACACCTACCTGACCACGCACAGCCGTCGCGCGGCGTACGGCGAGACGACCAACAGCCTGGCCGCCGGCAGCGATCCGGACACCACCGGAGCGCCAAACGTGGTGCTCAACGGCCCGGTCGAGCTGCTTGGCGGCACCCAGGCGGACGCCGACCAGTTCATCACCCTCGCGATGATCGACAACGAGATCGTCGCCTACCAGACCGCGACGCTGGCCAGCGGCCCGAGCTACACACTCGGCTACCTGCGCCGCGGCGGCTACGGTACCGCCCAGGCAGCGCACGCCGCCGGCGCGCCGTTCGTGCGCCTGGACGAGAACATCCTGCGTATCCCGGTCGATCCCTCGCAGATCGGCCAGACGGTCTACCTGAAATTCGTCAGCTTCAACGTGTTTGGCAAGGGCGGCCGGACGCTCGCCGACGAGACCGCCTACACCTACATCGTCGGCACCAACATCGAGCTGCCGGACGTGCCGGTGACGCCGGACAGCCCCACGGTCACGGCGGTGGCCGACGGCGTCTCGATCACCTGGTTCAACCCCAACCCGGCCGCGGTGGGCTGCACCTCGATCGAGTACGCCACGGCGAGCGGCGGCCCCTGGACGGTGCTGGCACAGGTGGGCCCGACCAGCACGTCCTACGTGCACCACTTCATCACCGGCGCGACGTACTACTACCGCCTGCGCTCGCGCGGCGCGGTGATCTCGGCCGGCTGGAGCGCCTACACGGCCGTGCTGTCGAACAAGGGCAAGACGGTCGCCGACGGCGCCGACGTGACCGGTGCGGTCACCGGCACACCCGTGTTCAATCCGAACTTCCTGAAGGACCTGTCGGGGTGGTCGTTCGATACGGCCGGATCGGGCGAGTGGTACTGGGAGGCTGGCGCGTTCTCGCCGCTGTCTGGCGTGGGCTCCTACCTGGTGCACAAAGGGGTCGCTGGCCAAACCACCACGACGGCGCACAACATCGGCGGCGGCATTTCTGTGAAACCGGGCCAGGGCGTGACCGCAACGGTGGCGCTGCGCGCGCTCACCGGCGCCAATCAGCCGAACGCCGGCTCGCGCGCCTACGTGCGCATCGGCTGGTACAACAGCGCCGGCGGCTACATCACCAACAGCACGCAGGGCGTCACCATCTGCACGCCCGACGCTGGCAGCAACTACTTCGTGCAGGGCGTCAGTCGGGTGTATGGCAACGCCCCTGCCAATGCGGTCCGCGCCATCGTGGAGGTCGAGTTCGACAACCATACGGCAGGCTTCTTCACGGCCACCGCCGCGGCGATCGCCCTGCAGCCGGGCAACATCGGGGAGGTGCCGGATGGCGGCGGCCGCTACGCGGTCAACCAGGTGGACAGCAACGGCTTGGCGATCATCGACCTCTCGCAAGCCGGTCACGTCAACAAGACGCAGGACTATATCGGTGACGGCGTTACTTACGGCCGCCCCTTAAAGGCTCGCCTCAACGCCGGCAAGCCATGGATCGACTTTTCCGAGACGATCCACACCAACAAAAAGCTCGACTACATCGCGGATACGGGCAGTTACGCCAAGCAGCCGGTGATGGGCGGTTCCGCCATTGTCATCCCGAACGCCAACTTTGCCGCCCCCGTGGACGCTAACGGCGCCATTCCCGGATGGGTGCCGGCAAATGGCGGAGTGCTGAGCTACTTCACCACCAACGTGACCCCCTTCACCAACACGCAGTGCCTGCACATTACCGCCTCCGGCAGCACTCCATCCGGCTTCGGCACGCAGAGCCCCAATTTCAAGGCATCCCCCGGAGACACCTTCTACATCAAGGGCTGGGCCTACTCCGAGACCGGTGGCGCGGCCACGATCATCCTCTACTACTTCAGTTCCTCGGGCGGGTATCTCGGCGAGAAGGACATCCCTGGCACGGCCTACAACGTGTGGCAGCAGTTGAGCGGCTCCGACGTGGCCCCGGCTAACACGGCCTACGTGTTCATCCGACTGATGAACACGGGCACGGGTGGCGGGTCGAGCTACTTTTACGACATCCATCTCACGCGCTCGACCAACCTAGCGGCCGAAGTCGCCGGTACGCTCAGCACCCAGCGCAACCTGCCGATGGTGACCTGGGGCAACTACGGCAGCATGTGGTCGGGCCTCACGCTGACGTACAGCTCCACCACGACCAGCTGCACGTTCAGCGCGAGCGCGGCGAGCCTCATCGGTGGTGGCGATTCGATCGCCTACAACTCCAGCACCGTGACGGTCACCGGAAGCGCAGGAACCACCGTTACCTACTGGCTGTATTACGACGACCCGACCGGCACCGGCGGCAGCAAGAGCCTGCAGGCCACCACCACGCAGCTCAACAGCCTGAACTCCAACGGTCGCGTTCGTGTCGGCCAGGTCACGGTGACCTACCCGACCAGCGGCACAGGTGGCGGAACGGCGCCGGGCGGATGCCCGCAGGTCGACGAGCCGGTGATCCGGCGCGGGCCGTGCGGTGCGCACGCGACGATCCGCGCGGGCGACGTGCGCGATGGCGATTACCTGCTGCTGTCCAGCGGCCAATGGGGGCGGGTGACGTACAGCGAGACGAAGCTGCAGCCCGGCGTGCGCGTGGTCGGCACCGACGGCTCCAGCATCACCTGCAGCGCGACCGCGCCGCTGGAAACCGCCGAAGGACCGTGCGTGCTGGCGCCCTACACCCGCGGCCTGGTGCTGAGGCATCGCCTGGTCGGCGGCATGCGCGTGGCCGACGTGTTCGACGCCGGCGACATCTGGGTGCAGCACATCACCTGCGAGAACGACTGCTTCTGGGTCGGCGACTACTCGCACCACAACCTCAAACCTGGGAACTGAGCATGAGCTACACGAAACTGGATACCACGCCTGATGTGGCCACGGACCTTGCCGCGCTGCTCGCGCAGAACGGGATCGACGCGACCGGCCTCGCCGATGAGTTGCTCGCGGCCGGATCGGCTGTGCAGCTCGACGCGGGGCAAACCGTATGGTGCTCGTGCGTGGTGCACGACAAGCCGGAGACGGTCCAGATCGACCTGGTCACCGCTGCCATGCAGCTGGTCGATGGCGTGGCCAGACGGAAGTCCAACGGGCAGGTGGTCGGTACGGCCAAATGGGGCGCCGTGATGCAGGAGCACTTGGACGCCTGGACCGTCAGCACCGTGCGCAAGGCCTGTCTCATGCTGGCGCTGGGCGAGCCGCAGCCGCAGGTACCGATTCCCAACCCCGATCCGCCGCCTGCGCCCCAGGCCCAGGATGTCTTTCCCATGCCTGCGATGGATGCGTCGAATGGCTCCGTGCGCACCGCGATCGCCGTGGCTGACCAGTTGAACGCGCCGCTGGCCGACGTGCTCTGACGGCGGGCGCCTACAGCTAGGGGCAGGGCAGGGCGGCATACTGCCGTCGCCTCGGGCCCGGCAGACGCCGACCGATTGCCGCGGCCTGTCCCGGGCAAGGGAACTGTCTTGGCGCCGGGCCCGAGGTACTTGCGCGGAAATCCCACACCTAGCCGGCAGGTCGTGACGCGATCATCGTTGGTGCATTCCAACGAGGCCGTGCACCGTGACGATCACCGACTTCTTTCTCCAGCTGCTGCTGGCCGTTCTCAAACGCGCGATCCCCTTGCTGGTGGAGCGGGCAATCCGTCGACTCCCCTCGCTCATGGGTTACGCATGCCGTCCCCGTCGTCGTCCACCAGCCTCGGGGCATGCAGCCGCAGGTACTGCGCCATCATCGGATTCGGCCGGTACGCCATGCGTCCCTTGATGCCCCGCGGATCGAGCGAGGGTAGGGCGACCCACGGGTGCGCCTGCAGCCACCGCTCGAGGTGCTGGCGCGCCTTCGCCGGCGTGACGTAGTACGCGCCCAGCACCTGGCGGCCCAGCGGCCAGACCTCGGCGCGCCATAGCCCGCGCTCGCGCCACACGCCAGCGCAGGCTTCGGCACGGTCCGACCCGAAGGCGTACATGCAGCCCGTGCCCAGGCCCGAGTATGGCTGCGGTCGCCAGATGAGTTTGAGGCGGTACGGCGGCATGCCGGCAGGGTAGGTCGGGACGGTCTCAGTCCATGATTCCAATCGCTCGCGTGGCAAATCGGAGTGACAGCGCCCGGGAGGCCTTGGTATGCCTGTGGGTGGCCGGCCTGCAAAGCCGTGTACGCCGGTTCGATTCCGACCCTGGCCTCCATTGCGTACAAGCACTTAGGCGCCCATGGGCGCCTTTTCTTTGCCAGCAATCCGGCGATCGTGGCCCGAAATCGCCCATCTGCCACTCGTTTTCGAATGGCAAAGTCGCGTAAGGTTGCCTCATTTCCGTTGACGCGAGTTTTCCGGCATGGCCACGAAGCGCCGGCGAGGCAACACCTGGCACTACACGATCCGGCGGAAGGACGTGCTCGAAAAGCCGCTGTATCTGAGTTTCGAGGACGAGGCCGAAGGCGATGAGTACGTGCGCCGCGTGGAGGCCTTGCTCGACCGCGGCGTTGTGCCGGAGGAGTTTCAACAGAAGCGCGAGGTGCAGGCGCTACTGCGCGAGGGCGTGCGCCGCTACCTTGCCGCGCAGCACGTGTCGTCCGACGATCGCGACCTGCTCGAGGTGGTGCTGGCGCGGCTGCCGCGGGAGCTGTCGCTGTCGGCGATCACGTTCACCTGGGCCACCTCATGGGTGACCTCGCTCAAGCGGGAGCAGAACCTGTCGCCTTCGACCCTGCGCAAGCACGTGGGCGCGCTCGCACGCGCTCTGGACTGGCTGGCCGCGCACGGCGACATCCCGTTCAACCCGCTGCGCATGCTCCCGAAGGGATACGCCACCTACACGCCCGACGATGCCCTTGCCGTCGAACGCATCGAAGGCAAGGTGAAAGGTGACGTGGAGCGCGACCGGCGCCTGGAGGAGGGCGAGGAGCCGGCGATCCGAGGGATCCTTGCCGGCGAGAAGCCCGAAGGGCGGCAGCGCGCGCTGGAGCTGCGTGACGGGCCGGCGCTGCGCCTGCTGTTCGACATGGCGCTCGAATCGGCCATGAGGCTGCGGGAAATGTTCACGCTCAGCGTGGAACAGGTCGACCTTCCGCGGCGCACGATCTTCCTGGAGAAGACGAAGAACGGCCACAAGCGGCAGGTACCGATCACGTCGGTGCTGGGCAGCGAGCTCGTGACCTACCTCGGCGGTCTGGAGGGGGTGGAGCGCCTGTTCCCCTGGTGGGATGGGAACCTGTCGAAGGAGAGCCTGGAGCGCACCACGTCGCGGCTGTCGCGGCAATTCGCCCGGATCTTCGACGCCGCCGGCTGCGAGGATCTACGGTTCCACGATCTACGCCACGAGGCGACCAGCCGGCTGTTCGAGCGCACGACGCTGTCGGACACCGAGATCATGAAGATCACCGGGCACCGCAGTGTCACGATGCTCAAGCGGTATGCGAACCTGCGGGCGTCGAATCTGGCCGATCGCCTGTGGTGAGCTCGTAGCGATCGAGATCAGGCAGCGGCGGCCGAGCCCGGCCACGGGCCTTGCCAGTGGCCGCCGACGTCACGGGTTGCCGCTGGCGACCCGTCGCCCGGCGACGGCGCTCCTCGGCCTGCCGTCGACCTTCCTCGGCGATGTACTCGAGCACGACGCTCCGCAGTAGCACAACGTGCTTTTGGTTGCAGATCAGCGCCGCGAGCTCGCCCTTCTCGATGAGGTCCTTCGTGGCCTCCTGGCCGAGGCGCATCAGCTTCGCGGCCTGCTCCAGGTCCAGGGTGTCGAGTTTGCCGAGGGCCTCGATCTGCTCCTCGCTGGGCTTGCGGTTGGTCTTCATGCGGTTGCCTCGTCGAATGCTTTCTGGACTGCATGGAACCGCTCGGCGTCGCCGCCGCGGTCCGGGTGGTGCTGGGAGCGCAGGCGCCGATAGGCCGCCTCGATCTCGGCGCGGCTGGCGTTCTCGGCAACGCCGAGCACGTCGCTCCAGTGGGTGGTGCTGCCGCTGGGCAGCGCGGTGAAGCCGGTGAATGCCCGGTTGAGGATCTCCGCGCCACCGTGACGCTCGATCGCACGCATGGCGTCCAGCGTGGCAGCGATCGCGGCCAGGTTGTCCGCGACGCGGTCGTAGCGATCGATGGCCATGCAGCGAGGCGTCTCGCCGGCGTCGGCCCGCCAGTAGACCGCAACGCCGGCATCGTCGGGCTCGCGTTGGCCGGATCGCGGAAGGCCGTCGAGGCGGAGCTGCAAGTTAGTGCTGATGACGCAATCATCGGCGACGCCCATCTTGGCCAGCTGCTCGCGCACGCGGGAAACGGCCTCGGCGATCGTCAGTTCTCGCTTGCCTCGCCAGGTGGTGGTGCGGCCGTCAGACCACTGGTGCGTGGTCGACGTGCCGGCGGAGAACTTTGCCCGGGTGCGGGTGGCCGGCGCCGTGCGCTTCCAGCCGCTGGGCCACTGCAGGGGGTAGGCGGGAATCGTCACTGGGTCACTCCCATGAGGTGAAGGTCGATCTCGTCGACGCGGTCGCGTAGCCGGTGGCGCATCTGCCGCAGGCGCGCGGCGATTGCGCGGCGGTCCCAGTCGCGGCCGAAGGTGTGCAGCTCGGCGTGCAGCGCGCGGCGCATGTCCCGGCGAAAGAGGCGGTAGATCACCACCGCGCCGTCCTGCGCTGGCTCGCGGCCCCAGGAGAAGGAGCCGCGGCCCGTGGGGCGCTTGCGGGTGAAGGCGTGCGGCATCCCTCAACCCTCCTCGTCCGGTTCGGGGCATGCAGCGGAGTCCTCCGCCAGCGCCTGCCAGCACTTCGCACACAGCGGCACGCCCTCGCTGTCGTGATGCTCGACCGGGCCGCAGGCGGAGCTTCCGCTTTCGCAGCGTTCCGGGGCCTCCTTGCCCGGCGTGGGGGAGGCGGGGAGGGCATACAGCGGCGTTCCGTCAGGCAGCACGGGGGCGCCGTCGAGCATTACGGCTTCCTGCGAAAATCCGTTCCTGGCTATGCCGCGATAGTCGAAGTGGCGAACCCTTGCCACCGGCCCCGCCTTCTGGACGGAGAGGGCGCGGTCTGGACGGTTGCGCTCGATCCACTGGCGCACGTTCTGCGCTCGCCGGCTGAACCTCTCGTCTAGCGAGTTGCGCTCGATGTCGCTGATGTCGCAATGAACGGAGTGCCACGACTCCATTGCGGTATCCACATCCACCGCCTGCGCAGGCTGGGAGAGGTGGGTGTGTCGGCGTAGCCAGTCGATCAGCCGAAGGTCGGTTTCGTAGGATTCAAGGTCGATACCGTTGCGGACGTTCGCGGCCTCGTCGTGCCAGCCGCCATCGTCCAGGTACGACGCCAGCCATTCGCGTTCCAGCGTCATCGCCTCCATCACTTCACCTCCGCGCGCTGGGACGGGGCGGCGGCTCCGAGCATGGCGCGGTAGCGGCTGTCGAAGTCCGCGCATTGCAGCGTGGTGTGCGTGTAGTAGGTCAGCGCCTCCGAATCGGCACGGAAGGCTGCGCGCATTTCCGGCGTCGGCTCACGCGGCACCAGCACCATGTCATCCGGCACCCTCGCGCGCTCGGCGTGGCTGATAACGACCGAAGCTACGGATTTGTTCTGGGCGGGCAGATCGGCAGGGGTCGGTGGAGGGATAAACGCCACCGCCTCGCCGGCCTGCGTGGGCTGCGCGAGGGCGTCATCTTTGTGTCCGCTACCGCCGCAATGAGGACAAGCGTTGGCCGCGTCGTAGGCCATGCGTCGCTCAATGTCGTCGCCGTTGTCAGCGAACATCAGTGGTGATGCGGATAGGGCGGCTTCGATGACTCGCTCGCCCTCGTCCGTTACCGCGTACTCGCCGTTGTCCTCGCCCTCGGCAATCCACCCGCGCGCCTCAAGCGCTTGCATTTCCAGAAGCTTGAGGTCGGTTTCGCCGCGCCATCCGAACTGTGTGTCCAGATAGATCAGGTGGCGAAGATCCTGTGCATAACCCTCATCCACCCTCCCGGCTTGCTGGCGCAGGGTGGCGGCGTAGGCGACGCCGGTGCGGTGAAACGCGTCAAGCCATCCTTGGAACCCTTGATCCCGCGCGACCGCATCAGCGAACGCAACCAACTGGTCACGGCCGTCACCTTCCCCTGCGTTGTACACGGGCCATGGATCGCTACACATCAGCAGCGAGCAAAGTGCGCCGAGTGGAACCTGGATTTCCTCGTTTTCTTTATCCATTGCTCTCTCCTTTGGCGGGGGTGGCGGGGTCGAGGATGAAACAGGCGATGTGCCGGCCCGTCCCCTTGCCCTCGGATCCGTCTTCGGTCGCCAGCCAGCGAACATCGCCCAGGTTGCGCACCTTCGCGCCGGCTTCCAGGAGCATCAGCACCCATTTGTCGATCGGGTAGACCAGCACCACGCGCTTGCCTTGCTGGTACTCGGCAATGGCCTTGCGCACCCAAGCGGTCGGGCCTTTCTTCTTGCCCTCGTGGATGATGGATCCGAACGGCGGGTTGACGTAGCTGGACATGCCCCACGGCTGCGTCAGGCCGTCGAAACCTTCCGGCTTCGGATAAGGGCACGGGTCGAAGTTGAACGAAAACTCGGCGTCCAGCTGCGCGTACAGCTTCGGCGGCGTCAGCCAGTAGTGCTTGCCGTCCCCGCCGTTGCCCTTGTGGAACTTGTTGTCCTCGGGCAACAGTTGGCTCTGATGCGGCATGCTCACTTTCAGACCGGCACCCATCACCTCCCCCCCTCTTTGCCGGGAGTGCAGGCGGCGAGGGCGGCCCGCTTGATGGCCTCCAGGCGCATGGTCCGCCGGGCGTTGCTGTTGAACGGAACGCGCCCCCACGGGCTCGCATGCCGACTGACCTTTCCGCCTTTCGTGGCGCAGGCGACCGTGCGCGGGTCGCCTTGCCGGAACGTGGTGCGGTTGGCGCTCATGCGGTTGCCTCGTCGAATGCTTTCTGGACTGCATGGAACCGCTCGGCGTCGCCGCCGCGGTCCGGGTGGTGCTGGGAGCGCAGGCGCCGATAGGCCGCCTCGACCCTGAGGTCGCCGGCCGGGACGTTCTCGTCGCCGTTCTTCTCGGCGCGAGGGTTGAAGCTGGTGACCTTCACCTGCTGCTGGTCGAGCTGGAACATCGGATGGGCTCCGGTGGTGGGAAAGGAGGCCGGTTACGGTTCCGGCGTTGATGCATGCAGGGCCGTCGCCACACCCATGCAGAGCAACCGTCCTCGCTGGTGGTGGTTCGGTTACGCCGCGAGCTCGTCGGCACGCTTCTGCCAGAGCCCCATGAGCGCCGGCCGGTCGGCCTCGGGCAGGTTGCGGATCAGGTCACCGGCTTCGTTGAGCTGGTCCTGGTTCTTGGCGCCGGTCAGGGCGTCGTGAACGTCCTGGGCGGTGAAGGGCGCCCCCTCGCTGGTGCCTTCGTCGGTCGGTGGCTTGCTGACGGCGTCGCGCAACTTGCTGCCCTTGCCGGCGGGCTTGCTGGTGGTCGCGTTGCCGGCGCCGGCCTGCTCGCCCTCCTTTTCCTTGGCCTCCATCACCTCGCGCCAAGTCGTCTCGCTGTCGCGGATGGCGGCGTAGATGCCGCGCAGTTCCTGCAGCTCCTTCGGGGTGAGAGATTCACCCTTGTGGCCGAGCCACTTGGCCAGCTCGCCGGCGCCGACGCCCAGCTGCGCGAAGGCGTCGAACAGGTTGCGCTTGGCTTGGTCGGGGTCCTGCGCGTCCTTGTTCTTCATCGTCTGGCGGACGGTGTAGAGCGCCTCGTCGATCAGGTCACCCGGCACCAGGCGCAGGCCCTGGGTGCGGATTGCTTTGGAGATCAGGGCGTTCTGCTTGTTGAGGATGTCGTCCTCAGTCGCCTCGATGATGTGGACCGTGTTGCCCTGGCTGTTGAGGCGGGAACGGATCACGGTGTCGGTCGCCTTCACGTTGCGGCGCTCGACGGTCTTCTCGATCGTGACGTCCTGGGAGTAGGGGACGTTTGCCTCGAGGTCGGTCACGGTGACGCGCACGATCCGCTTCTCGAGGTCGTCGTACATCGTGGCCGTCTCGACGGTGATGTTCTTCATCATGCGGATGGCGGCCTCCGCAAAGCGGATGCTCGGGCCCTCGATGCCCTGGCCGATCGGCTTGCGGTAGATCGCCACCGCGGCAAAGCTCGGGCGCAAGCACTCCTTCAGCAGCTTCTGGCGGACCTCGTCCTCGTTGCGCGGGAAGCGCAGCGCGACGGTGTAGCGCGCTTCGACGAGCGCCTTGGCCTGGGCGGCGACGGCGGTGCCGGCGGTCTCGTGGGTGGTGGAAAGCATCTGGCCGCTGCTGGCGTGGGCCGGCTGCTGGTCTTGGTTGCGGGCTTGCAGTTGCGTCGACATCGGGTGCTCCTGGGGTGGTTAGCGGATGCGGAACACCCGCACGCCATCGGCGCGGGCTTTCCACGTGGCGACGGCCATGCCGCCGCAGGTAAGGGTGGTGGCGTCGCGCATGTACGCCTTGACCTGCAGCTCCAGCCGCTCCTTGGCGGTGGTGTGCAGGGCGATGCGATCGCGCGCGCGGTGGATCTCGGTCAGCGCCAGCTGGATCTCGGTGTCGGCCTCGACGGCGCGGCCGCTGTCGCGCGCGTACAGGCGCAGCAGATCCTCGACGGTGGTCGGCTGGGGCATGCGCCGCGGCTCGACGTGGTACTTCCAGAACCGAGCCGCGTGCGCGCGGATGTTGGCGATCAGGGTCTCGTCGCGCTCGATGCGATAGAACCGGTCGTCGTCCAGGCCCACCAGCGCGTGCACGTAGGCGTGCGTGCGGCCGGTAACGCCGAGCCCCCACATCACCTGGGCGGTGACGTACATGGGCGGCTCTTCGTCCAGGTCGGGATCACCCCAGTCGCGCACCGCGTTCGGGTGCACGGTCTTCGTTTCGCCGTTGCCGCCGTCCTCGACCTCGAAGTCGATCTCGGCCTTCGCCCACGGGAAGTGCAGGTCGTCGTAGCGCGCGTTCCGGCGCACAATCTGCAGGCCGGTCTCCTGCTCGAAGCACGCGGCCGCGAACGGCTCCAGCGCCTTGCGGCGTTCGAAGAAGCGGCGCTGCTGCAGCGAGATCTGCTCGGGCTGCTCCGACGTGATCGTCAGGTACTCGTCCAGCGGGGTCTTGAACGGCGACACGCCGAGGATCCCGGCGATATTTCCGCCGCCCAGGTAGCCACGCGTGGGACTCAGGGGTGCGACCGCGCTCATGGCGACACCCGGCGCGCGGCATCGAACGTCCGATGGCAGGGCACGCACAGCCGGACGTAGTCGGTCACGTCCGTGTAGCGGCCGCTGACGTTGGCCCAGTGGTACATGCGGTCGTCGGTCGCGCCACAGTGCTCGCAGAGCTGGGGCTTGCCGCGCGCGCGGTACACGCGTTTGTGCGCGGCCAGGTAGGAGGCCTCGTCGCCGGTCCAGACGTGGTTGCGGTCGCCGGCCTGGTTGCGCTTCGCAGCAATGCGGGCGGCCAACCCGTGCTTGCGCATGAAGAACCAGACCTTGTACTGGCTCACGTCCAGCTGGTCGGCAATCTCCGCTTGGGTCCGGCCGGCCTCGTAGAGCGCGCGCACGGCGTCCAGCGTGAGCACGCCCTTGCGGTTAGGCCCGCGGCGACGGGTCGGGCTCAGGGGCGCGAGCTGGGCGTTCACTGCGCACGCTCCGGCAGGGCGTTCGATGCTTTCACCAGCACGGCCACTGTCTTGGCGAACTTCTCGGTGGTGTTGTTGGAGAAGCGGTCGGACGCGATCGCTTGCATGGCGGCGTAGAACAGGTCGTTGCCGCTGATCGCGGGCGCCTCCGGCGTCAGGAAGCGAACGCTCGACGGATCTTCCGCCTCGACACATACGACACCGCTCTCTCGCAGGAGCGCTTTGTCGGCGTCGTTCAACGCGCCTGGCGTGACCACGAGGATCTGCGCGCTCATCGCTGCAGTCCCTCGACGTAGCGCACAGCGGCTTCGATGCGGTTGGCGTGGTCGTCCAGCGCGCGCACCAGTCGATCGAGGCTCTCGCTGATGCTCGACGCGGCGCGCTGCATGTCGTCGGCTGCGGAAGCCATACGGTTGGCAGCTGCCTGCACCTGCTCGGCGCCCAGCAGAGTCACGTAGCCGCTCATGCGTTGGCCGCCTTCTTGCCGCGCGCCGGCTTGACCTCGGCGGCGTCGTTGGCCAGCGCGGTATGCAGGTCGACGAGCAGCGTGGCCAGCTGCGCGTCTGCCGGCTCATTGGGGAAGTAGTCGACGATGGCCTGGGCGGCGGCGCGTAGCGTCAAATTGGCACGGCGCTCGGCCTCGGCCTTGCGCGCGACTTCGTGGCGCTCGCGCTGCAGCCGCTGGGCTTCCTCGTCCAGGCGGCGCTGCTCCTCGGCCAGGCGCTCGCGCTCGGCCTGCAGACGCGCTTCCTCCTCGGCACGCTGGCGAGCTTCTTCCTCGCGGCGGGCCTGCTCCTCGGCGGCGCGCTGGCGGGCGGCCTGTTCCTGCTGCTCGCGGCGCTCCATCGTCTGCGACAGGGTCGCCTCGGCGGCGTCCCACGCTTCCAGCGCCTGGTCTTGGAACTCGGCGAAGTCGACGCTGCTGTTGTCCGGGTGCATGGTCTGCAGCACGCGACGCGTTTCCACGATCTCGGTCGTGGTCATGCCGTCCAGGTTGCGAGCCATGGCGGCGATGCCGTCGATCCGCGCGCGGATGGCCTCGACGCGCTCGCGCTCGCGGCGCGCATCAGCGGCGGCGCGCTCCTGGGCCTCGCGCTGCAGGCGCTCGTTCTCCTGGCGCATGCGCTCCAGCTCGGCGCGCTCCTCCTGGATGCGCTTCTGCTCGGCCTCGTGGTCGAGCTGGGCCTGCAGCTGCTGCTCGATGCGCGCGATCGCCGCGGTGTGCGCGTCCCGGGCGGCCAGGAAGTGCTCCGCGAACTCCTCCTCGACCGGCGGCTCGTTGCGCAGACGCTCCAGCTTGCCCTGCAGGATCACGGACGGCTTGCCGATCAGCGTGCCCGGCAGGTTGCGGATCTCGGCAATGCGCGCCTGGATGGCCTCCACGCGCTGGCGCTCTTCCTCCAGCTTGCGCAGGCGCTCTTCCTCGACGCGCGCCTCCTCGGCCTTGATCTGGTTGTCGATCGGCTCCTCGAGCGCGACCAGCTCCTCGGTGATGCGCTTGGCCTCGGAGTCCAGCAGTCGGCCGCGCTCCAGCACCGGTGCTTTCAGCTCCTGGCGCTTCTTCTCCAGCGCCACGCGCAGGTCGCGCAGCTCCCGGCGGGCCTCCTTCGCGGCCTTCATCTGCTTGGGCTGGGTGACGTCGTACACCACGCCCTCGTGGCGCTGGCGCAGATCGGCCAGGGCGGCGGCGGTCTCGGTGTACTCGGCGATCGCGGTGAGGTTGCTGCCGGCAACCTTCTCGGTGGTGGTGCTTGCGTTCACGGCGAATCCTTTGCCGGCTTCCCGCCGGCGCTGTTGAAAGGGGTCAGGAGAAGCAGGGCTCGGCGACCTTGCCGCCGCGGGTGGCCGCGGACTGGGCGATGTAGGCCTGGCGGTTCTGCTCGGCGCGCTCGGTGTGCACGCGCAGCTGCTGGTGCGGCGCCGGCGCGGTGATGGTCGGCGCGGGGTTGCGCCACCGGCAGTGCTGGATCATGTGGATCTCCAGCGGGCGCAGGTCGAAGACGAAGCTCTTCATGCCGATGCTCCTTGCGTGGAAGAGAGGTCGCCCGCCCCGGCTGCCGCAGGGGTTCGGCTCGGTGGCAAGCCCGATGCCGGGGAGGGCGAAGAGGTGAGCGGCGAAACGCGGTTGAGCCGCTCCAGCTCCTGGCACAGCGCGATGCGCTCGCCAGGTGCGAGGTGGTCGAGGTCGACGAGATCGCAGAGGCCGCTCACGCGCGCGCCTCGCTGCAGTACTGCGCGTCGCGCACCAGCCCGCACTTGCGGCTGACGAAGTCCATCAGGCCCTCGCCGGGCTCGCGGACCATGGCCGCGCGCTGCGCCTTGAGCGCCTCGGCACGGCGCGCACGCACGCGGGCCAGCACGTGGCTGCGACGGCGGCGCCAGTTCTCGTGCATCACCGCGAAGCCCAGCGGATCGCGCGGCACCGGCAGCTGCTGGCGCGCATGCCAGATGGCCTCGGAGCCGCGGGCCGCTGCCTCGCGCATCGCCCAGCTGGGGGAGTCGGCGTACTCGGCAGCGACCACGTCGGCGGCGCAGTCCCAGCGCGCCTTGCGCAGGGCATGGGCCCGGGCGCGGTACTGCGTGCGGGTGAGCTGGATGTGCATCAGAGCACCCCCACCGCAACCAGCAGGCGCGCCACCGGCTCGCGCAACAGCCACCCGAAGGCCAGCAGGGCAGCGATCGCCAGCAGGCCGATGGTGAGGATGCGGATGACCTCGGCCAGGGCGAGCTCGCGCTCGGTCGGCTCCGCACACCCGGTCTGTCCGGCGGCGCGGACGCGGTCCAGTAGCGCCTCGACCTGCAGATCCGCGCAGTGGCTGTCGAAGCGCTCCTGCTCGTAGCGCAGCCGGGCCACCTCGCCCTCGTAGTGCATGCGCTGCACGCGCTGGTACTCGCGCACGCTGCCATGCTGGGCCACCCGGTGCAGGGCGCGGCGATGGCGGAAGGTCTGGGCGCTCATGCGGCGGCCTCGCGCAGCTGCGCCTGGAGGGCACGCCACATCGAAGCGGCGGCGGCCTTGGCCGTTTCCTCGCTGGCGTAATGGGTACCGGTGCGCGCCAGGCGGTGATAGGTGCGCAAGTCGATGACCTCGCCGATCCACTGCGTGCGGCTACGCGCGGCGGTGAAGGTGACTTCCTGGGACATGGGTCTCTCCCTGGCCTGTGATGGCGTTGGAAAGAGTAAACACCACGTGTAACTAGGAAGTCAACACCATGTTTAGCACGGCTGTCTCAGGGCCTGCGGCGGCCGCTTGCCATGCTGTCGGTCACACAGGAGGCAACATGCAGACGATCTTCTACGTGCAGGGATTCCGGGCGGGAGAGGGCGGCCTGGCGGCCGGCCCGGTGCTGTGGCGGACCAAGGAGGGAGAGGCGCGCTGGGCCGCGCAGCTGTTGGCCGAGCGCTACGACGGGGTCTTGGCCTGGCGTCAGGACGGCGACGATGAACTCGGCGAGTACGAGGCGCCGGTGGTGCTGGTCAGCGAGGGGAGGGTGCCTGAGCTCGAGGCGTGAAAAAGCCCGCCGAAGCGGGCTTGGTCAGTGTGTCTCTGCAACCTTCTGTGGGCTCGCTGCCATGCCGAGCTTCGGCAGATCGAGCTTCGCGACGTCGAAGGTGAAGACGTGCGTTCCTTGGCGGTAGACCGTCACTTCAACCCGCAGTTTGGTGGCGCTAGCGATGCGCCTGATCAGATAGCTGGGGTTCGGTAGAAACACAAACGACGAGTCGTGATCATCCGGCGGCCCGCCGTTCAGTAGTTCGGGTTTGCCGCTGTCGAACCGAAGTCGCACGGGACAACCGAGTGTCGAGTAGGCGCTGCACTCGATCTGGCCCTTCTGCAGGTACATGAACACGTCCGAAGCGTTGCCCGGGCCGTGTCGTACGACCAAGGTGGCCGACTGCTTTCCCTGGTACGGGAAGCCGAACTCCACCGTCTCCTCGCTCGACACGCTCGCCGTCGCAGTCTGCTGGTCCGTCATAGCGTCTTGCTTGCTGTTGTAGTCCCAGCTCGGGAAGGGGCGGTAGGGATCAAATGTGAGGAGGGGGTCGGCGGCTGTCGAACTCACCGCTGCCGCGGGAGTGGCTGCCGAAGGTCTTGGATCTGCACTGCCAGGTGACCCAGCCGAACATCCGGCCAACAAGCCCATGCCCGCGACCAATGCAGCCAACGACTTCCTTCCCATAGCTCCCCCCACCGGTCTTCCGACCGCCTCAGAATTCCTTGAGTGTCCAGGCGGCGACTGCCATGCCGCCGATTTCCAGCTCGCCCACCGGCACGTCGATCGGCGGGTATTTCGGATTCTCGCTGAGGATCCGCACGAGACCCTTTCCGATCAGCTGCAGACGCTTGATTTGCACCTGGCCGTTCCAGCGGTAGCAGTAGGCGGAATCGCCCAGAAATTGCTTCACCCGGGCATCGACGAACACTAGGTCGCCATCATTGTATTGCCCCTTCATCGAGTCGCCGCGGCCGGTGATCACCCGGATCATCTCCAGCGGTACGCCCCGCAGCTTCTGCAGCGCCCACTCGCGCGTGACCTCGACGAAATCGACCACTTCCGGGTAGTCGCCCATGTAATCCCCCCGGCCCATGCCGGCAAACCCCTCCAACAGGGGAAACCGAACGTAGCCAGGGCGGGTCTCAGGAACGTAGACGTATTGTGAAGGCGACTCCGCAACTGCGAACTCGCGCCGATCGCCACTGGTGCCTAGCAGCCAGTTCGCATCGTCGCCGTAGGTGAGCTGCGCCAGGAGCGCGCCGTCTCTCGACACGCCGCGCGTTTCCCAGTTCTGGACGGTCTGGACCGACAGATTCATGCGCTTGGCGATCGCACCCGTCGACGTGTCTCCCAGTTTGGCGGCAGCGGCGTAGAGGCGCTCGGCGCTCGGATGCATGGCGGTCGTCAACGGCGGGTTCATGCCGCGCATTGTTCGGGAACTAAACAAGTCGTTGTTACACGGCGTGTTGACCGCTGCACTAAACATGGTGTGTAATCCCGCCACCATGAGCGAACACCCCGACAAAGCCGTCATCGACGCGCTCGGCGGACCTGCAGAGGTCGCCCGGCTCCTTTCCCTCGATACCAAGAAGGGCGGCGTGCAGCGCGTGCACAACTGGCGCACGCGCGGCATTCCCCCGGCGGTCCGATTGGACCACCCCGAACTGTTCGGCACACCCGCCCCGAAGCCTGCGTCGGCAAGGGCGGGCTGACTCGTGGACACCTACGAGGGGGAGGGCGGTTCGGTCGCAGGGCAGGGCGCCGGCAACGGCACCACGTCCGCGCGCCACAGCGGCTCGTTCGCGGCTTCGCTCTCCCACACCAGGGACGGGGGCGGCTGATCGGGCATGACGTCTCTCGCCTACAGGGGGCAGTGCGCAGCGGTGGCCAGTCTGGGCCGCCGCCGTCCTTGGCGCCAGCTCCTTCGCCGCACCCCTGATGCCGTCCTTGGCGCCGTGCTCATCCATGGCGCCACGTTAGCCGCGCACCGCGGCCCATTCTCCATTCGAGTGAAAAAGCCGTGAATGTCACCGACGCCGCGTACGCCACCGTGCACGACTACCCGGGCGGAAGCGATTCGCTCGCCCCGCGCCTGGGAACCAGTGGCGCGGTCCTGCGCAACAAGGTCAACCCGAACAACGACCGCAACACGCTGGCGCTGGAAGAAGCCGACCAGCTGATGGGGATCTCCGGCGACTACCGGATCCTGCAGGCGCTGGCCGCCAACCACGGCTTCCTGCTGCAGCGCGCCGACAACCGGCCGGGGACGGGCAGCGGGGATTCGATCCTGGCCTGCATCCTGGCGCTGAGCATGCGCGAAGGTGCGCTCTCGGAGATCGTCAGCAAGGCGCTCGCCGACAACCTGATCAGCCCTCGCGAGAAGCGCGACATCGAGGCCGCGTGCCATGCCCTACAGGCGGCCGTGATCGACTTCACGCGCTGCCTCCCAGGCTCACCGCAGGAGGGCGCGCCGGCATGAACCCCCTCGCGTTCCTGCGCCGCGGCAGCCCTCGCAACGCGTCGGCCGCAACACCCCAAGCGAAATACAGCAGCGGCGGCGTGATCGTGACGCCAGCGCCGCGTGAGAAACCCATCGATGGGCTCGCTTTCGACCTGGCTGGCTGCAAGGTCGACTTGGTCCGCGAGCACCTGCCGAATCGTCCACGCGCGCCCGACGCCCCGCTGCGTGCCGCCCTGGTGGCCCGTGCCTACCGCTGCTCCCTGCGCGCTGGTCGCCGCCTCAGCGACGAGGAAGGCACCGCCCTGGCCAATGCGATCGACGAGCTCAGCGCCTTCGTGCTGAAGCTGGGGAAGGGCGGTGTATGACCCTGATTCCCATCACCCAGCTCGCCGATTACCTGCGCCAGCGCGATGCGCGGCCTCGCGTATCGGCCAGCGACGGCGAGTGGTTCCGCTGCCCCAGCTGCGCTCGCCGCGGTTACGGCGTCGACGCTTGGCTCCCGATGACCACCGAATACTGGGCGACCTACCGCGGCCGCCTGATCCTGAGCGCGTGCAAGGCGTGCCGCGCGGACGTCTCGCGTCGTGCCTGCGGCATCGTGCCGGCCGGCCCGGTGTTTCACGTCCAGTATGGAAGCGCAACACCTCGGCGTGAGGCGATGGCTGCATGAGCACCGACGCCCGCCTCAGCACGGGGCTGCCCGCGCACCCCAAGACGAAGAAGCTGATCCGGCGCCTCGGGCATGGCGGCGCATGGTCGCTGGTCTGCCTGATCCTCTGGGCTCGCGACAACCGCCCCGACGGCGACCTGGCTGGCATGACCACCGAGGACATCGAGCTGGCGGTCGACTGGCGCGGCGACCCGGACGACTTCGTATCGGGCCTCTGCGGCGTCGGCTTTCTAGACGGGGAGGAGGGCAATTACCGCCTGCATGACTGGGCGGACCACCAGCCGTGGTCGTCGGGTAGTGAGGCACGGTCCGACAAAGCCCGCTGGGCCGCCATTTGCCGCCGTCATGGCAGGGCAGAAGCGGTGCGCCAGATGCCCGAATACGCGGCCCGGCTGTCTGCTACTAGCAGCGATTCGCCTGCTAGTAGCACGGATGATTCTGCTAGTAGCAGGGGTTTAGCAGCCAAAACGCCTGCCCCGTCTCCGTCTCCGTCTCCGTCTCCAAGAGCAAAAGCAAAAGCAATAACCCCCGCTCCGCACGCACGCTCCCCGCAAGATCCCCCCGCGCGCGCGTCAGCCCCCACCGAGGCAGGGCGCGCATGCGCGCTCCTGAAGCAGGCCGGCTGCGCCAGGGTCAACCCCGCACACCCGGATCTCCTCGCTGCACTGGCCGAGGGCGTGAGCCCTGAAGTGCTGGTGCACACGTACCTCGAAAACCCCAACGCCTCGAATCCCTTCGCCTGGGCGATTGCCACCGCACGCGGTCGGCACGCCGAGGGCGCTCGACCCGTAGCGGCAGGTCCACCACGCCGTGATTTCAGCGATCAGCCCAGCCGCACCCGAACCGCACTCGAAAACCTCCAAGGGAGGAAATCCGATGGAATACCAACCGCAATGGCTCAGGGACGAGGTCCTCGACGGCTTCACCAGGCTGGTGACGCTGAGCCTTGACCGCACGCCCGCCGTCGACGTGATCGTCGGTACCGCCGAAACGTGGATGGAAGCGATTTGTCACCGCCGGCAGTGGAGCCAGCGCGAGGACACCGGACGCGTGCGAGCTGCCTTCCGCACGCTTGCCGCCGAGTCCACCAGCTGGCCACGTCCGCGCGATTTCCTCGACGCGCTACCGGCTCGGGCTCCTGTCGAGGCCATCCCCAGCCTTCTGGACGAATCCGCCCGCGAGCGCTCCCGCTTGGCTGCGGAGAAGGCCATCTCCGAGATCGGCGAATTGCTCCACGTGAAGCAGCCGGAGAACCACCCGAAGCCGGCCCCGCTCGCGCCCCTGGTGGACTTCCCGCGCTGCTGCGAGAAGGGCACCCGCGAGCAACCCGTGTGCGACGAGTGCCGGGCCTGGGCGCAGGAAACCCACGGCCGGCCTCGCGCTTTCCAGACCCCCGAGGAGGAAGCCGATGACTTCCAGCGCTAAGCCGCCGGTCCGCGAACGCATTCCCAGCGTCCTGGCGCTGCAACCGATGACCGTCGAGCAGCTGGCTAAGTGCCTCAGCGTCCATCCCCACACCATCCGCCGCGCTCTGCCCCTGGCAGGCGTTCGCCGAGCTGGCACGGAGCGCTCCAACGGCCGACCGTGGATCCGCTACGAGGTCGCCGCATGAGCGCGTTATTGCAGGCCCAAAAGCCGGCCGACGAGCCCATGCGCTGCCATAGGTGCTTCGTGATCCTTACCGAGTCGGAAGTCGTTGGGTGCTCGGCTCGCTATTGCGACCGCTGCAACCGGGAAGCGTTTTCCGCCATTTGCACCGCCCCGGAGGTGTTACAGGCGCCCGCGCAACAGGCTGCAACGCCGGCGTCGATCCGCCTGGTGCTGGGCTACCCGATCAGCGCGAACCGCTACTGGCGCAGCTTCGTGCCGCGCGGAGGTAGCCGCGCGATCGTCTGCGTCAGCGACGAGGCGAAGGCCTACAAGCAGGACGTCGCTCGCCTGGCTGCGCTCGCCGGCGTGCGCAAGCCGATCACCGGCCGCGTGCGCGTCGACATCCAGCTGTACCCGAACCGCCCGCAGGACTGGGCGAAGCGGGCGCGCAAGGACCCGGACGGCTGGGCCGACACGGTCATGTGCCTGGACCTGGACAACGCCCGCAAGGTGCTCAACGACGCGCTCAAGGGCATCGCGTTCGGCGATGACAAGTGGATCAAGGCCGACAGCGGCGAGATCTGCGAGCCCGACGAGCACGGCGCCCGGGTGGTGGTGACCATCACGCCGATCGTGCGCCAGGCGATGGCACCGGGGCTGTTCTGATGCCCATCCGCCCCGAGAACCGCTCCCGCTACCCGGCGAACTGGGCGACCGAGATCCGCCCAGCGATCCTCGCGCGCGCCGGCAACCGCTGCGAGCGCTGCAAGGCGCCGAACGGCGAGACCATCTGGCGCGGCGAAGGCCAGAACGAGCAGGGCACGTACATGCTCAGCGACGGCGAGGTCTACGACGCCGATGACGGCTCGCACATCGGCCAGGCACGCATGTCCGATTACGTCGGCCGGTTCATCACCGTGGTCCTGACCATTGCGCACCTCGACCACCAGCCCGAGAACTGCGATCCGGACAACCTGCGCGCCTGGTGCCAGCGGTGCCATCTCGCCTACGACCAGCAGCACCACGCCGAGACCGCCGCGGCCACGCGCCGCGCGAAGAAGGCGAGCGGCGACCTTTTCGCATGACGCGAACCAGCCCCGCCCGCGCCCCCATCCCGCCCACGGTCACGTGCGAGGGCTGCCGGCTTTTCATCCGCGACCCGATCAACCCGGCCGCCGGCATGGGCGACTGCGAGCGCGGACAGGGCCGCTGGCACCCGATGGCGCCCCACTACTGCCGAAAGCGCGAGGCCGGCGCCGCATGACCTGCGTGCACTTCCTCGAGTTGGCGATCGCGATCCAGAACGAGCGCGACCCGGCGCGTCGCATGCAGCTGCTGCGCGACCTGCCGGTCCTGGCGCGCGAGCCGGTCCTGGCTTGGCTGTGGGCCGACGTGCAGCGGCCCTACAGCAACGCCGACCACGCGCTGGCCGGTGCCCTGACGAAGGCGGCCAACGATGGCTGAGCTGCTGACCCGCCCCGAGCAGGCGGCGGAGCGCGAGCTGGCCAAGCGCCTGCGCAAGAAGGTCACCGCCGCCGGTGGCTGCGCCTACTGCATCCACGCGGTGCACGGCTGGGGCATCAGTGCATGCCGCACGGCGGGGCGCACCTTCCCGCTGTGCATGAAGACGCGAGGTGTTGAGTTCGAACCGGATCACGAGAAGTTGCAGGGGGACAGTCATGGCGACGCGGCGAGCGGGTGACCTGGAGGCGCGGCTCACGGACTGGGGCCGGGTGTACGGCGGTGGGCGGTATGGCCTGGCCGAGGGAATGAAGTCTCCGCTGGGCACGATGATGAAATGGGGCGGCCGGCCACCGTCGGGGCTTGGCCAGGAACCGGCGACACCGCAGGCCGACGAGGTGCACGCCGCGGTGCGCGCGCTCGCGCGGCAATCCGGCGGACGGCTCGCCGCGGCCGCGCTGCAGGAGGAGTACTTCTACCCGGGCCAGCCGGTCGACACGAAGCTGCGGCGCCTGGCGCGTGACACGCGCTCGGAGGTGAGCCGGGTTCGGTATTACCAGCTGCTGCGTGTCGCGCGGATCCACGTCGCTGGCTGGCTGCGCATCCCCTTCTCGTGTGAAGAGCCCGAGGAGACGGCGTGACGGGCTTGTGTAATTACAAAACACCCCCCAACCTCGCGCCTAGTCAAACAAGCGACCACATCAAGCCTCGGCCTCGGCCGGGGCTTTTTTGTGGCCACAAAAGACGGGGCGGCGCCCGGTGTTGGTAGCACCAGAACGCCGCCTCAGTACACGCGTCTGTCCGCGTGGATCAGCCGATGGCCCCGTCCCCCTCGCTGATCACAACCTAGCAAGCGGAGCCACCCATGCCACCCATCCAGACCGGTGCCGGCATCGTCGAGAAGACGATGGCGCACCTGCTGCCGGCCAAGTTCGACGGCGTGCAGGCGCGCGTGATGCTGCTGGCGATAGGCCTGCAGGAGTCCGACTTCGTCCACCGCTCGCAAATCGGTGGGCCTGCCCGTTCCTATTGGGGCTTCGAGCAGGGTGGCGGCATCCAGGGCGTGCTGCAGAACCAGGCGAGCAAGCCCTATGCGCGGGCGGTCTGCGGGCTGCGCGCCGTCGCGCCGGTGGCCAGCGACGTTTACGGCGCGTTCCTGAGCGACGACCTGCTGGCCTGCGCCTTCGCCCGCCTGCTGCTGTGGACTGACGCAGCACCCCTGCCGGTCATGGGCGATCGACAGGGCGCGTGGGACTACTACCACCGCAACTGGAAGCCGGGCGCGTTCGATCGGGGAACACCGGAGCAGCAGGCCAAGGTTCTGGATCGCTGGGCGGCCAACTATGCCCTGGCCATGCACGAGGTCGTGTCGACCTGGCGGGTGAACGCATGAGCGAGCCCGTTTCCACGGCGATCGGCGTCAAGCTGAGCAGCACCATCGCGGGCTTCGCCGGCGGCGTGGTCTCGCTGGCCTTCGTGCAGGGCCTCACCCGCACGCAGGCGGTGATGGCGGTGGTGGTCGGCTCACTGAGCGCTGCGTACCTGACGCCGCTGGCGACCGAGTACCTGCATATCAGCCCAGAGCTGCAGAACGGCGCGGCCTTCGTCATCGGCCTGTGCGCCATGAGCATCATCCCGGCGATCAAGCGGATGGTGGCCCAGCGCGCGGAGCAGCTCCCGCCCGGTGAGCCGAAGGACCCGCCCAAGTGAGCGCGCTCTGCCTGATCAACCTGGTGCTGCTGGCGGTCGCCCTGCTGAGCGCCGGCGATGCCTTGCGCCAGGTCTGCGCCTGGCATCACCCCGCGCATGCCGCCGTGCTGGCGCTGATCGTGGTGGCGGCGTTCGCCGGCCTCGTGGATCTGCTGGCCGGCGAGCGCGCGCACGGCTGGACGCTCGCGCTGCACGCCCTGATGGCGGTCGCGGGCGTGCTGGGACTTCTCTACCCGCCGATCGATCACGCGATCGACGACACCGACCAGGCTGGCGCCTGACCAACACCCCAAGAGGATCGACCCATGCGTACTCGCACCCTGCTGGTGGCTCTGGCCACCATGGCTTCGCTCGCCCTGATGTCCGCCTGCACCACCCCGGGCGCCAAGCCCTTGAGCCCGGCGCAGGTCGCCGCCATCGCGTGCCCGCAGCTCAACGTGGCGCACACGCAGCTGGTGGCGCTGAACACGGCGCTGGCGGCGGATCCGGCCACCGCGGCCGCCGGCGCGGCGGGAGCCAAGCAGCTGGCGGCCGTGCACCCGATCGTCGCCGCCGTGTGCAACGGCAACCTCGCCGCGGCCGGCGTGGACGCCTCGAGCATCGCCGCCCTGGTACAGACCGGCCTGCCAGCGCTGAGTAACCTGGCCAACACCTTGCCGCTCGCACCGGCGCAGCGCGCGCAGCTGCAAACCGGCCTGGTCGCGGCACAGATCGCCGTGGGACTGGTGGGCGCGGCACAGCAGGCGCAAGCCGCGCAGGCGGCACAGTCCACGGCGCCCGCAGCGAGCGCAGCACAGCCGTGACCCCGCTTCAGGCCGCCCTGCTGGCGCAGCGTGCGTACGTCGACGCGCCGACCGTCGGC